CACTATAATATCAGCATATAATCCATGTTCATCACATGATATAGCATCTTTTTTGAATAGTTCATCTAACTCGGACGAATTATATCTATCAAGTATTCTATGATCATATGTATGCGAACATGGATACCATCCATGTCTAACAATTGCATTCCACGCTATTCCATATGTTATTGTTTTACCATCAACTTCAAATGTATCATTAATATCATGAGCATCAGATATAACAGCTAAGCCTGCCTTTACATTATAGTTCATGAATGGTTTCCGTTTTTCATAGTCCATATAGTTTTCGATTTTATAATCATCCATCATAATGTTAAAGCATCTTTTAGGCAGTTTTTTATCTGCATATTTCCACTCTATGATATCTTGCCAAGTAATAGGCACATATCCCTTTTCTATTAATGCAGCAAATACAGTATTTAATCTATCTGTAGAAGTTGCCATGTCATCAGATAGTGGCGCATCAGCGTCTGAGCAAACATCAATTCCATGTCCTTCCCATATTAACAATCTTGGATTATGGTTGCTAATTAATTGTGTAATTCCGCTATACGGTGGTGCTATAGATTGCACAACCTCTGCATCGCCATAACTATTATAATCAAATCTTAAATTTCTAACTCTGATTTTCTTACAGCCCACTTCAACATATTTATTATTGCTATACATTCCCTTTGTGCTTATATTATTAACAACTGTCATTCCATCAAATGCGCAATATGTTTTCAATTTGTCAACATCAATCACCATTTCCAATGTATGCCATCTGTTATCATATGCATACGGAATATTTAGCCTACATTTTCCTACTATGGTATCCCCAGAAGATGTTTTGTATGATTCTTTCATGTTCACTGTTGTAGAAATGCATATTGGAAGAAGCTCTCCGCAAGTTCTATTTGCTACTTCAATAACTCCGCATTCAATATTTGCAATTGCATTAAGCTTACTTATAAGAGATTGTATACTATCCGTTTTTTCAAATGTAACAGATCCTATAAGTTCTTGGTTTTTACTGTTTTTAATGATAATTTTATTTTCTGTAAACTCAATAATAGCATATTCCGTATCCGAAGTATCCCCATTATATTCTATCCAAAAAGCATTTTCACCGTTAAAGGTTTCATATATGTTGCAGTCCATCACCGCCGACGCAGTTCCGACATATGCATTATCTATGGCACCTAATCTTTCTCTATACAGTTTTCCCGCTGTCTTACTCGTCTTTCTTGCATATATTTTTGCAATCGAAACAGAGTCAAACACTTTGGCTATAGTATAAGTTGTATTGCTATCAATGTATGGTACTATATCAAGCCACTTGTACTCAAAGAAAAGATGAATATTTTTATGATCTGGTACAGAAATTCTATAACTCACTCCATCTGTTCCATATTTTGAATCATCTATAGTTCCCTCATGATATACATGACAATTTATCATTTCTTCCATTCCATCATCTATTAGATTGTTGAAAATGTGATAATTAATGCCATTTTTCGCTTCACTTATATCTTGAAGTCTTATTGCTGCAGATGTATTCAACTCATATGTTGATGGAACTGAATACATCGCCTTCGCAATAGAAAGTACATCCGAATCCACATAGATTATCGCATCATTATTGAGATATTCTTTTACAATTCCTGTTTTTTTATCTATTGCTTTTCCCACAAATGTCTTCGTGTTATCATCTGTGTATGTTAGTTTATACTCATTATAATACCAATATGTTGATCCAGTTATGGTCGTATCGCAATTCTGCATCCGTAATATTTCAACTTTTTTTACTTTATCCGTAACAAAAAGTCTATTAACTATACGATTATCAATTTTTTCAGAGCCAAATCCCTTTCCAGCATACTCAACATTAACATAGATTTTTTGGTTATTGCTAAGCAAGGTCTCTTTTGTATTTCCCCGTGTAGAATATGTAGCACTGATATCTATCACGCATTTTCCATAATTGGCAGATGTAGTGATTGTTTTAGCATCTTCTGTCGCTGGCAACTCCCACGCAAAAGTGTTTTCTTTCCCATCATACACATACGCTATTTTTAAGTTAAAATCACCTTTGGAATCAACCGAACATCCATATATATATACAGATACGTCTTTCAAGTATGTCTTTACAGTAAAATCGGTAATTTTCATAAAAGTAGATTGTATGTTTGATGAAAGATTTTTGAACGTATTATCATCATGTGCCCACCACCTTTTACACATCTGATAATTATTCAACTCTTCCTTTAGTGAACCTACCTGCTGCCGCACTGCTTCACCTGCAGTGCCGTGTATCGTGCCATCTGCTCCTACGCGAATGTCTTTTAATTCTGCGTCCCCTGTTGTAGATCCGTCCGGAAGTTTTGCTAAATTATCGATTCTTTTTCGCTCTATATCAATCTCTGCTTTTCGCTCTGACTTCTCCGTAGCGTCTGCCTGTGTACGTTCACTCTTTTCTTTTTCGATGGCAGCAGTACGTTCATTCCTCTCCGTTTCATCTGCTTTTTTTCTTTCGCCTGTCTCTTTTCCACTGTTAGACACAAGCTGCTCTATAAGTGTCTGCTGCTTTTCTTCTTCATCGTCCGGGAAACCCATTGCATCAGAACACTTTACTTTTTCTTTGAACGAAATCAAAGCTTTATTCTCGTTGATCACCCTAATCTGGAGTTCATTCATTCCAACCTCAAAGAATTCTCTTCCTGGCGCGAACGATATCACATTGTCACTCACATCACACAACTGTGAATTTGGTTTCTTCATTTTCTTATTATAAGAATATGCTACGGCCGCTGCTGTTACAGGAATATTAAAATCCCTTACCGTGAATTCTATACCTACCATATCCGTCCCTTTTGTGACTTCTATCGGTATTTTGATTGTATTTCTGAGTACGTACACATCTCTTTTGATTGTATTCAATTCGTTTTCCTCCTTATCCTGGAATCCATCTAACTATATATACTCCTTCCGGTTCTACTGCTCCACCGCCTCCTGGCAGTCTTAACACATAGTTCCAAGGATAGTTATAGTAGTTCCTTACATAGATCTCTTTTCCATTCTGATCACCCGTTGCTCCTCCGGTAGCTCCACCATGCTCATTCTGACTTGCATTAACAACTTGTCCATTCCCAATGGACATAGCTGTATGATGGACCGTATTCAGCAGCACATCTCCGCGTTGTATGCCTTCGCCTGTTGTCAGATTAACACTGCTCGTCACATCCTCAAATCCCGCTGCAAGAAAGACATTGTACATCGTTCCTGTAGCTGGTGTGTATCCTGGTCTCGTGTTCAGTCCTGCTTGATAATACGCCCAGCATATAAGAGACGAACAATCGTAGTCCGGTCCATCTCTATGCGTCTGATCATATCCGTGACTATCATCAGACGCTATGTTGATCGCCCACTGGACAGCTGACTCAACAGCTTTCGAATTGGTATCATACTTGCTGAGCAAGTTATAATAATACCTTGCCTGTGATCGTCTGGTTGTCTCTACCTCTACACCTGCACGTTCGAAGTTCTTCAGAAATGCGCTCGCCAACCATTCCGGTGTCTGGCTCGACTTTTTAAAAGCACTCCAGGACAGATTATATGCGGATGTTGCGATCCATTGACCAGATGATCCGGATAATGCATCTATCCAGTATAGCTGTCCATTCGGATCTGTGATTCCATATCCATTTGCTTTCGCCCAGTTCGTATAGTTCGTAGCCGGTGTCCATTGCACAAGTCCAAATCCGCCGGAATAGTTTCCTTCTTTCAAACTTTGCCATACTCCCGGATTCAGCCATGACTCAGATTGCATATTCCCACATATTCCGGCTATAGCATTCAGAGTCCATCCTTTTGTAGAGAAATATTTATACACCTCTACCGCATTCGCATCCATCTGGCTCTGGCTTAACACGAAATTCCCTATCGTCCACGCCATCAGAAGTCACCTTCCTTTGTGTGTCCACCGGTTATTCCTCCAGCTGATACATCTATGTACGTCCCGTCCGAGAATTCAAGTCTTCCGGTTTTTCCTGTACCGTTCGCAAATTGGATTTTAGGAGTGTCAATGTATGTGCAGTCTTTCGTAAGTCTCAATATCGTTTTTGCATTTGTTGCATCCGTTGCTGTTCCTCCAATTCTAAAAGCCAGCATCGGTCCAACTCCATTCGGATAATTCGCATAACTAACGTTAATATTATTGCTCACAGCTTTGTCAGAAAACATGAGTGTGCCTTCTTCCAGCGTCACTCGTTTATTCATCGTTTTACCATCGGATATATACTTTCCCCAAGCATATACACCATCCTTATCCAGCCTTACAATTTCATTTCCTTTCGCATCCAGAACCTTCGCTATTCCATTGGTGTTATTATCTCCTCCAAGTGTCAGCGTACCGCCTTTGATACGATCAGCAAGCATTGTTCCGGCGACAATAAAATCCGCAATAAATCCTCTGCCGGTCCCAAATGTACTCCAGTCCCAATCTCTTCCATCTTCAGTTCTTTTGGACGCAATCTCGAACCCTAACGTTCCTAGGCACATAGCTCCATACGTTGCTGATTCAGGATCCAAATCTTCAAACAGTATGGCTCTTACAGACTGCTTTTTTGCTACGGTTGACTGTGCTTTCATCTGTGCTTTTACTCCATTTATGATACCCAGCACCTGTTGTCCTATTAATGTTCCATCTTCCCTTATAGCCTGCTCTACACGGTTCATTACGGAAGATACATTATCCAGAAAGTTATACTGGAACTCTCCGAGTGTTACAGATGCGATTTTATCTCTCACAGCATCCCATTCCAGCTCGATCGCACGAGCAGCTGATGTGATATCCAGTTTGGAATGGTTACAATGTACTGTATCTCCAAGAGATACTTTCTCCAGGTCCTTCACATCCGCATACAGCTCTGTATTCTGTAGCAGTTCCATGTTCACTGCTATAGTCACTTTCGGCTTGTCTACACCAGATTCATACTGTTCTTCACATTTTCTACGCAGTGCATCTTCCATCTGTTCCTGTGTATCACACACAGTCACACCATTAGCCTCATCATCTTCACTCGCATCCACACGCATTTTCACATCTTCGAAAGTGATAGTTCCATAGTGCACTGTTGGATATTTTTCAATCAGTGGTGAATCTATCCATGGTTCATCACCCTGCATCATGTATCCGTTATAAGCTTTTGGTACAATCCTGGTTACTACTTCGGACATATCAATAGTTTCAGAGAATCCGTCTTGAACTATGTTCTTTCCATACAAAACTTGGACTCCATAATCACCGCCAACCCTTTCGTTAATAGTTACGGTGTAATCGTTATATAAGATCTCCCCGCCCCAGCGATTTATAAATGAATTATCATCATTTCCGTTAATCGCTTCGATCAGGTTCTTCGTCTGGTAATAAGCTGTTGATACTTTCTTAATATCCGATTTCGCATGATACCTTGCATTCGGTGCGGTCATGATATCTAATGCCTGTTGACCTGTCTTCTCGGTTGGTCTGACATCGACCAAGAAGCATTCCTCTTTCGCATCCAAAAAAATAGGAGTAAGTTTTGCACTTACTCCTGAATCATTCTTTTCTTTGCTGTGGATCCGGAAGAGCTGATCACCGTTAAATGACGGCATTTTCACCACCGCATTATCAACGATGTACTTCCATCGACCTTCTGAATCAATCGGATGCTCCATGGTCGCTGTCCATTCTCCATTAAGGATCACATGGATGGTTGCTTCTTCCGGATGTAACGTCATATCTCCATTATGTTCGTAGTCTGTGTTATCCGGACTATATACCTGTATCATAAGCACCTCCAGTTCGGAATTATCTTCAAATCGAATCCCTCTGTTATAGTTATCTCGTTTTCTCCCTCCTGCAGGTACAGATCATCATACTTTCCGGATACCGCCGTGTTGCTCAGTGTCTTATCCTTTCGATAGGCAAGCTCCCGATCGGTGTCTATCGTGATATTCTGTCCTACATCCGCCGTCATTGTTTTCCCGTTTACCGTCAGCACACATGCGCCCTCTCCGCTAATCATATAGATTGGATGTGCCACTTCATACGGGTTATATCTTACATCTTCAGCTGCATGTTCATTTTGTCCTTCTAGGAGATATCTAAGTCCATCTATCGTTGTAAATTTCGCTTTGAAGTTACAAATCCTTGTAGTTGTATGTTCTGCATCTTCAAGCTCTACTTTGGACACCTTATAGAAATGCTCCGGATCTGTACTGAGTCGCAATCTTCTGTAACGAGCTGACAGCCATTTTTTCACAGCTCCCCACCGTTTATCCCATTCTTCTGCATCGCAAATAAAATTGAATGGGATCGTGATAGTGGTTGATTCATAATCACCATACGTGGTATAGATAGTCCCGTCTCTTCCAGGAATAGTGATCTCTGTCTCTCTTCGCTGTGCTGTCGGAATATTTGGAAGTTCTTTTGCATATACTTCCAACGATGAACTCAATATGTTGTTATATTCTACATCCAAGATCATGCTCCCACAGCTCCTTTCTTCCATTTAACACTCTGAGACATTTTTTTAATGATCGCATCTACTAATATATCTGCCAGCTTTTTATCGCCTAACTGAATGTTGTTCTCTACAACGAACGGTATTTTCGTAATAGCTTCTGCTATCATCTGTGCAAGGACTTCATTATTCCCCTGATTTTCTTCCCTAATGTAGGATCTTAACAGATCTATCGGTAACGCAGCTTCTGCTCCAGCTTCTCCTACACCTTGTACACTTCCACCGTATTGTCCAATCAATGTCGGCTTGTTGAAAATTGCGCCTTTAGCGTTCCACTTTACAGGCACTTTCGTTCCAGATACGCTCGCCGTTAGGTTTGCCGGTTCTGAAAATGCCTTTCCAACTTTCTTCCCGATTTTTCCAAGGAAACTTATCAACTTCTGGAACTTTTCTACTAATCCCTCTATCCATTCGCCTATACTCTTGAATATTGAATTAACTCCATCCCTGAACCATTCGCACTTGTTATACATTGTTACTAATACAGCCACAACTGCAGTAACCAATATAATAAATGCTGCAAATGGATTGGCTGAAATGATAGTCCAAAGCACTTTTGCACCACTTCCTATCGTAGACATTACTCCCGGAATTTTTGTGCATATTCCGACCACTGAGGTTGAGAATGTTATAATTTTACTTACCGATCCGGCCAACGTTCCCAATATAATCAGTAACGGTCCTATGGCTGCCACTACAAGAGATATCGTAACAATCGTCTTTCTCTGTCCATCGTCCATCTTGTTAAGATGATCTACAACGCCCTGTACATGTTCCACTATCTTTTTGATAGTCGGAAGCAATGTCTCTCCAAATGATATAGCCAGTGCTTCTATAGCAGATTTCAAAAGTGTCAGCTGACCTTGTAAGTTATCCAACTGTGTATCTGCCATATCCTGTCCGGCACCATTACTGTTCTTAATTTTGTTTTGCAACTCATCCCATGTATCACCTGTATTCGCAAGCAGCGCATTTACGGATGACAGATCTGTCTTATTGAAAATCTTAGATACAATTCCATCCTTTTCCTTGTCCTTCATTCCATCCATTTTCTTGTTCAGATCTCCAAGGATGTCATTCATGCTGCGCATTTTTCCATCACCATCATACACTTCAACTCCAAGCTCTTTGAGCTTTTTAGCTGCTACATCTGTAGGATTCTGTAATGACAGAATGATATTTCTGAGATGTGTTCCGCCTTCTGCTCCTTTGATACCATTGTTTGCAAGGATTCCAAGAGCAGTATTAAGTTCTGCTGTTCCGCCTTTTACCGATTTTGCTGTAGCTCCAATAGTAAGAATACCTTCTCCCAATTGTGCCACAGATGTATTGGTGCTGGATGCTGTCTTGGCCATCTGATCAACCATTGTTTCCGCTTTGTCCGTACCCATTCCTAATGCGGACATTGCATCTGTAACCATGTCTGATGCCTGTGCCAAATCCATATTTCCTGCTGCCGCCAGATTTAGCACTGTAGGCAGAGTGTCATATGTCTGCTGTGTGTCGTAACCGGCGAGGGCGAGGAAATTAATTGCATCGCCGCACTCTTTGGCTGAGTAAGCCGTTTTCTCGCCCATCTCTTTTGCAAGAGATCTCATGGCATCCATGGTATTTACAGTTTTGCCGTTCAATTCAGATGTGGCATCCTTGGTTATTCCCATAGTCGCCTGAACCTGACTCATGGAACTTTCAAAATCAGCTGCCGTTTTAACTGCTGCCGTAGCCACTCCTGCGATCGGTGCCGTTACACCTTTCGTCAGTGTCTTTCCGGCAGATGTCATTTTTTCTCCAGCCGCACCAATCTTGTCAGCATACTCCTGCAAGTTTGCAGTACCTTTCTGCAGCTCTTTGTTTACCTCTTCCAGACTTTTCTCATACTCATTCAGTTTTGCTTTTGCCTGATTTAATTGTGCCTGTTTCTTGGATATCGCTGATTCATCACGCGTCTCAGCCGATTCCATTTCTTTCAGTTCGCGTGTGAGCACTCCTACTTTATCAGAATACAATTCTGTCTGTGTCTGCAGATATTTCTGCCGATCGGCAAGCTTGTCCATCGACTTTGTATTCTCATTCCATTGCGACTGCGCCAGTTTGAATGATGAATAATTTTCTTTTACAGCATTATTTACATCTGACAATGTTTTTTTAAAATCGACCGCTCCATCTGCAGTAAATACAAGACCTACTCTTTTCATGCTATCTGATGCCATAGAATGTGCTCACCTCTCTTTCTTTTCTCCGCATAAATACTTCATATTGCTCACAAAAAAAGATGGGATCTGATCTGAAAAATTCAGATTCAGTCATTCCCATCTCTCTTGCGGATACCAGGTATTCCGCCCAATCTATTTCGAGTGGAAGTTCCTCATATTCGCTTTCGCCTGTTGTTTTTTTTTAATTTTGTCTACCTCTTCCTGGTAGGCTTGTGCAATTTCTAATAACTGCGACGGATCCGGCGGTGTCAGCTCAAGAGCTTCGTCGAACGTCACTTTCTTTCCATTGCTTCGCAGCATTGCATAGATCAATTTCGCCGCGAATCTCATATTGTCACTTACCGGGATCTCTTTCCCTTTGTCATTTAATTTCTGGATCTTCTGTGCAAGCCTTGTTCCTCCCGCATCATCCAGATAGTACATCGTGCCGAAATTCATCTTTACTTCCAGCCTCGTCCCGTCCGTAAGATCAACGAATTGGCTTTTCTGCATCTTATTCTCCTCCGATCGCTGTTTTTAAATCCTCCGGTGTCAAAATTGGCTTCACAAAGAATTTTTCTTCTGTTAATCCTTTAGGGAAGTTCTTGCTTTCAGAGTCAACATAATTTCGAAAATCGCCATCTTCATTGAATGCATATGCTCTAATGGTTACTGTCTGTGTCTGCTCTGAGAATTTTTCTTCTTTCGTGCTTGTTTCATCCGAAATTTCCAACATCATACATTTTGGATACCATTCCCACACAAACTGACCATGTTTTTTCTTTACGACTTTTCCATATGCAAAATACGGTTTTCCACGATCAGCACCGTCTGAGATTAATCCACCCGTATCTACATTGCTTCCCAATGCTTTTGCAATAGTATCTGCCGGGAATGCGATAGCTTCCACTTCGATGTCTTTACTTGCAGACGTGTTGTCTGTATCGTAGACTTTTCCAGAAGCATATACATCTTCACTACTTCCGTTTGTGCTTACTTTTACTTTCTTCACAGTCTCTGTCTTTTCTACATCTTCTTCGTACTGTCCAGAAAATCCTGTACTGTCTTCTGCAGACGCAAAACACAAATACTGTGCTCCGACCGTTTCTGTAATAGCCGGTTTTGCTGTTTTAATGCTCATATTTTTCTCCTATCCAAACAATTTTCTTATTTCAATGTCCTGATATTTCTTTTTATTCTTTTCCCACAATGGCTTCATATGTGGGTGAGATCTTCTCATTTTCCGCGTTCTATTTTCAACCATAGGTCCATAATATTTTCCCCATGTTATTTCTACTTCATCTGAAAGTTTTCTGTATGATATTGAATTCACCAGATGCGTATACCCAGCTTTTGTCACCTGTGATCTTGGCTTTGGAAGTACCTTTGCATCTGCCACAAAAGCTTTTGCCCCAGCTTCCAATGCTCCGACCACATCATCAATATTATGTTCATACATTCCAAGCAGTTCCTGGAACTCGTTAAATCCTTCTAATTCTGCGGTAGTCCCTTTACTCATGTTCTTCACACTCGATTGTCTCGATTGCAAAATAAGAATGCCAGATTCTGTCCTCTGCTACATATTCATGTTCGATGGTCACATGGATTCCCATCTCCCGGAGTTTCTTTCTCAATTCCAAGAGTTTCTTGTCTCGCGGTCTTTTTGCATAGAAGCTTACCTGCCTCGTTACTTTTTCTTCATAATTCCCGCCAGATGCTATCACGTCTTCCCACATCATTTCCCAATAGTCAATTCTCGGAAATATTTTTTCTTTCTTCAGGTCTACAGTGATTCCTTCGTTAACCGGGCATCCAGTATCATGCAAGAGGTTACTCAGTTCCTTCTGTGTCATCTTCAATAACCTCCCTGTCTATCGTTGGTGTCTTAAGTGTCAGCTCCGTTTCTTTAAAGCCGTCTTTCGTAGTCACATGCGCTGCGTTGTAGATTTCGTGTTGTGCTCCATCTATCATGCAGATAAAACCACTGTTAATTCCCCTGTATTGTGGAATACTGATTTTCATCGTTACTTCTATGCTCAGAGAGGAAAGTTTTGCCCTGGTGGTGTCGAATATAGACAACTCTCTGTACCAAACCGGTGGCAGATCTATCTTCTTGATTTTTTCTTCCGGATAATCTTCCGTATTATCGGTTTTGATTTCATAAAATTCTACCATTCCATCCGTATACTCTGGTAATTCCATGCCTATACCTCCGTTTCCATCTGCCACGTTGTTATAATGCTTCCATAATTTTCAAAAAATTCACTGGTCTTGTGATAGAAAGCATAATACATATAGTTTTTCAGTATCGATCTATACAGCAGATCTTCGGTGATACTGCACCCGGAATTCAATTTTCCCAGGTGCATTTCTCCTTCTTTTGCATAGTTCTTAAGTTCCGAATCAGGATGGTATGGCGGTATTTGATAATCATCCCGCATTTCTTTCACGAGTGCATTTAATTCTGCTTCGTTCATAATTCAATCCCGCCTTCCGTACTTCTTATACAGTTTTTTCAATAACCGTCTGTGTAACCGGCAGCACGTATTCTTCCAGTTTGGTCACATCAAAGATAACCGCAACGTTGTCATCAACCGCACGACCATTTGCATAGCATGATGCAATAATGAGATCTGCATTTTCCATAGCCTTTGTCTGGTCATACTCATTAACTCTCACACCTGTTGTTCCCATAGTGTAGTATCCAGCGATTGTAAATGCAGCCTTTCCTTTCGGACAGTTGGCATCAACAATTTTTTCGATGTCAATGAATGACTTGTTGACATAGCCGCCTGTCAGAGCCTCTCCATACATGCATGGATCCACATATTCTGCTTCGTCTGACGGATTGCAGATAAGATAGAGCTTATCAACCACACGTTTTCCATCATTAGTAAGAGTTTTTCTCACCGGAGCAAGTCCCTTCGGAGAAAATTTTGTAACCGTAGTGAGAACAGTTTTCGCTTTGTTTGTTCCGGCGGACTCTACTGCTTCAATCTGACGGAAGATTCCGATCGGGCCTGTCTTTCCATCTCCATCAAGGTAACCTTTTACAAGTCCATCCTGCATAGCCTCAGACAGGATCGCCATGAAATAGCGATCAACGAATTCTAGAGACAGCTCTCTAATTGCTTTCGGAATGACAAGGTACGCTGACAACATGTGGAGTTCAATGTTCAGAGATGTGATTTCGGCTGACAGTTCGCCTTTAATTGCATCCGTAAGAGCACCCCACACAGCAGCTCCTGAATGAGATGCTACAATCCATTTCTTCACATTTGCCGGCGCCATATTTACAAGTTTCAGGATTGGCGATGCTTTCTTAACATCATCCAGTGTACGATCAATAATCTCTGTCGGAATGATGTCGATCTGGTTTGCTGTGAACGCCTGCTTGATATTCTTAAAGTTCTCGTAGAATTTCTTCTCTTCCTGTGAAAGGTTTCTAAGTCCGAGTTTACTCTTGTACTCAGCATCTCTGCTTGCTCTTTCAGCCTCAGCTACTACCTGTTCAATCATCTCTGCATGCGTTGCTTCCTGGATCATTTCAATCGACTGCATAATCGCATCCGCTTTCTGATCCGCCGGAGCATCCTCCAGTAACTGTTTAACTTTGTCTTTTACTTCCTGTGATAAGTCTTCAATTTTCATTTTTCGTCTCCTTTTCCCAATTAAAAAAGCACCTATCCGGTGCTATCTTTTTCCACGTTTCTGCTGGTGTCAGAATCTGACACTGCTTACTTGAAGAATTCTCCCCATCCAGTGTCGTCTTTTTCTTCTTTCTTTGGTTCTTTTTTATTTAATATCGGTGTGATTTTTCCTACGATCATTTCTGCAATCTGATCCACTGCTTCAATAGTATTTTTCTGCAGCATGCGATTTCTAACAACCTGAAATGCCGACTGGTTCGCTTTCTCATCCTTTTCTTCTGCTTCTGTTCTGGTTGCCAGTCCATATTCTACTGCTTCATCCGCCGTGATCCACGATTCATCATTCATCAATTCCTTGATTTTTTCTTCTGAAATGTTCGCTTTGCTCTTATATGCATTCACGGATGCCTGCGTAATCTTTTCAAGATCTGCTGCCTGCTTTTTCAAAGCATTTGAATCACCTTTCGCATATGTCCATGCATTATGGATCATGAGCAGTGACGCTTCCTTGATAATTCTTTCATCTCCAGCCATAAATACAACCGATGCTGCAGAACAAGCAAATCCATCACATACAGTGGTTACTTTCATTTTGCTGTCTTTCAACGTGTTGTAAATCGCCAGTCCTTCTGCAACTTCTCCGCCATAGCTGTTAATGTGTACCGTGATATTTTCTACATCCAGATTCTGTAATTTCTTCACCAAACCATATGACGATTCATCACCTTCATACCATGGCCACGATGTTATATCCCCGAAGATATACAATTCAGCCAACTTGTTATCCTCGTCTGTTTCCAGCATGTAATACCTGTTTTTCATGCCATTCTCCTTTCTTTGTATTGTTATTTAACGGATAATTCCGAGATAATTGGATCACCTCCCTAAGCTGTGTTAACTGGTTTCTGCATTCGAATTGTCCTCCTCTCCTGTAGTGTAGTTTTTCGTCAATGCTCTTGCCTGACTGAACGGTGTATTTAGTACCGGATATCCCACCATCTCTCGGATTTCGTCAAAATTCCATCCATTAGATCTCAGTTTGTCCAGGTTATTCGCACTATCTACCACATCCACGTGCTTGAATCTTGCAAGCCATACCATCACCCGTTCATTCTTGCCTGCATAGTCTTCCGCGCCTACAAGCTTTGCTGTCAATTCATCGTTTATGACTTCTGCAACCGGTCCGACTGCATACGTGATAAACTCATTTGTAGCATCACTTTTCTCCGTAATGTTCCCGTTAAATACTGCTTGGGGAATGTCATAAGCTTCTGCTGTTGCATTATTAATTTCCTCTTTGATTTTTACGAGTTCTTCAGCTTTTGTCGCCGTCTGTATACCAAGCTGCTCCAGTGTAATTCCGCTTGATTCCGTAATTATAGCAAGGCTCTTTGATTCCAACAGTTTCTTTAATTCTTCTGTATATTCTTCTTTCGTGATCTTTTTATCACTTTCTCCGTCTTTTCCTCTTCGTACAAGATTAAGCGGTCCTGGGACTTTTAATTTGAATTTTGGAGTATTTGCAATCTGCATCATTGCATTAACAGAATTTGCTGTTGTTTCGTACTGTGATAGCACAGAGTTCAAGAGCACTCTTATCTTAGAGTTGTCGTATCTTAAATGAATTACATCTCCTGACAAAAATGTTTTAAGCAGGGAATATTGTTTTTCCGCTGCTTCAATCGTTATGTTACTATACAGTCTTCCAGTCATTACGTTATCCGATTCCTGGAAGCTCTGCACCCGGTAATATTTATCTCCAATCCGAACTATCACAACCTCCCCTTCTCTCAAAAGCTTTTTTACAACTTTTGTCCAGAAGTACGTCCCATTCTCATTATCATTCGGCTGCACATTAAGTCTGTACTCATATTTTCTTTTATGTTCGCTCTGCGTCTGAATCAGAATATCCGACTTTGCTATAGCTTTTGCTATCATGGTTTCCGCTTTTTCCACCGCCAGCTTCGCTATATTTAGTTTTTCAAGCTCAATCGTTATCGTTTCCGCAAGCGATTGTAATCCGTTATTTTTGTCCTTGAATGAAAAATTAAACATCGTTCCTCCTACTAAATGTAGATTACCTGCATTTCTATCTCATCTTTGCTAAACATGGCCACATCAAAAGCCATGAATCCGTCATTTTTCCTCAACTTCGGTTCTATCTTTCCGAATGTCTTGTTCCCGTATTTATCCTCTGTGACGCTCGTATTATTTGTGTACCAGCGCATAATAGAAGACGGTCCATAATTAATCAGGTGCTGACTGAATAACGCCTGGATCGCCGGTGCAATAATTCCCGTTGCAGATGTAATCTTTCTCACAAGCCTTACTATTCCGTCTTTATTTTTCTTATCTTCAACCGTCAATCCCACGGCTTCGAATGCCATTTTGAACAGATTGTATCTGTACGTATCCATTGTAATTTTCTTAACCTCATAATCCTGCATCTTGTCTAAGCACCACGCTACTATAGTATTCACGTCTATGACTGGTCCTGGTACTACTTCGTAATCCTCGAACTCCGGTTGTCCCATATTCTGCATAATTGGGAACTTGATAGAACTCAGGAACGGAGAATCTTCACAGATCCATGTGTGCTGTCTCCAGATGTATTCTCCAGTTTCATAATCCTTGGTCAGGATTCCTGCACTTGCGAAATCTCGTACGTCTGCATAATCAATTCCGATTATCGCCAGCTGTCCTTTCGTGTTCTTAGTGATCCTTGAAATTTTCTTTTCCAGTTCTTCCCTTGTCTCTCCCTCGTAACATGCCCGTAGAATGTTCTGCCACGTCGTGACCGTTTCTTCTTCTCTTCTGGCCGGAAGGTTCATTCTCTTTGTCAGGAATTCTGCTCGCTTGGATGGAATCTTTTTCTGTTCCAGGTAATCATGCATAATCTGATTTGCCAAGATTGGCATGTATTCCAGCGATGGGTTGGCTTTATGCCAAGCATCCGGATCATCTACCTCTTTTAGATCATCAATCTCACAGATAAATGGAAAATACCCCAGCGGGTTTTCTCCTGTTTCCAGAATTTCCATACACATTGCAGATATTTCATCTAATGGACCGTCTCTGACATATCCATCTGTCGTGATAATGAATTCGCGCGAATGTTTAACTTTTCCAAATGATGATTCAAATACATTAATCTGATCATAGTTTTCATACGCATGAATCTCATTGAGTACCAGGCAACCGGTTCTTTTTCCATCCTTTGTTTTCGCATTAGATGTGTTATATTTCATCTCAGCACCGGTCACAAGATTTGAAATCAACTCTTTGGTGACTGAGAATTTACCCTTAAACTTAGGATTATCATGCAGCATGTCATATGCTACCTTGAACGTATCTTTTACCTGATCCTCTGAGTTTGCCACGATTTCAACATGGTAATTCTTTACTCCGTATAACGGTGTTTGAAAGAAATTCACCAGCGGGACAATGAATCCGTCTTTCCCATTCCCTCGTCCCTCTTTTATGAAAAACTTAGGAAAAACCGGAATATCATCCTTGTACATGAATGCAAATGCATATATGAACTTTTGAAACGGGAACAATTTGTAGTAATTGCTTTCGCAATACTTAATGCAGTTTCTATATGTTTTTTCGTCAAAAAAAACATCGTCCCGCTTTAGCAACGGCTTTACGATGTTTTTTAACAGTAATTTTCTTTTTTTATTTATCCAGTTCGGATGTTCTTCGGCATATTTGAGATAATAATCAATCTCTTTACAGATAACCATCTGTAGAATTCTCCGGCTCTGGTACCGGCTCTTTTAACTTCAGATCTGCCAGGATCTTCAACATAGTGGCCGTAGTTTTCTGCAAATTGACAACGCTTTCATTCGCTTTTTCCACCGTTATTCCATTCCCGTTCACGGTCTCGTATCTCAACCCTTTGCTCTTAATATCTGCTATGAGTTTCTTTTTCAATGTCCAGTAATATATATAATCATTCACTAGATCCATGTAGAATTCTGCACTCATTCCACGTAGTTCCAACTGTCTGATTAACGACATTTTTACGTCTTTTTGTGTCAATTTGCTCACCTCTTTTCGCTCAAATCATGCCTTTTCGTAACTTTTTTTTGCTAAAAAACACGGGTTTTATGCCCGTGTCAAAAAAATTTCTTCTTAAAGTAAATTTAAAAATCTGATACCCTTACCCTTTTCACGTGAGATTTTCATTTTTCTCCAGAGTCATGGCCACATCCCCGTTCTCCACCTGCAAAAAATTCGCTGAGAATTTACCCGGGGGTGTTATAAAAAAATTGAGAGCAGCTGTGGACTCGAACCACACATGCGACGGCTTGCACCGTCCGCTTGTCCCTCCTAAGCTATGTCTGCCCTCTATGTAGCTACCATCTTTCTTCTGTCAGTCTTTTCTTTCTCTTTCTTCTTACGAGTGTGTGTCTGTTATGCCGTATGTCATGGCACGTATGACACAGACCGATCAGGTTGTCGTCTACCAGTGCAAGTTCCGGATGTTCTTTCAGTTCCTGGATATGATGTACTTCTGTTGCTCTTCTTACCTTCCTATCCTCTGGTGTTAATCGTATACCTTCCTCTACTGCTTTCCTTATTCGGACTATGCAGTCCTGGCATTCATTACGATCCCTTATCAGGATATCTATTCTTTTTTTCTTCCACTCCTTAGAGTTGTAAAAATGTTTTGCTTCTTTATCCGTCATTACTCATATAGCCTGCGCATCCCTGTTCTGCCGGACAATGTTCTCCTCCATTCAGTATCCAGTAATACAGACATCCTTTATTCTTGCACGTCTCCATATATCCTCCATAAAAAAAGATGGCTACAATCTTCCGACTGCTGCCACCTTCCGGGTGAGTATTTGTATCCTTCCAGTTACTTCCATCTCTCCATTTCTTCGCTTTCAGGACACTATCATAGTATCATATACTTAACTGCCATTCACTGACATTTACTGCCAACTTTTAGAAATCTCCAGTTTTCTCAATGCGATGCTGTGTGTGCGGTACACTTCCCTCTGACTATACCCCACTCTTTTCGTCACATCCCACCATTCCATCTCTTTTACGTATCGATAATACAGCACGTCTCTTTCTCGTTCTCTCTGCAGCTTATTTATGCATCCCATGATCTCTACATAAGATCTTACGCTTTTCGTTTTTTCTTTTTCTATTTCCTTTTCCAGTCTTTCTTTTTCTGCTACATATCCAGACAGATCTCTATCCACACTGCTTCCATGTGGCATCCCATCATTGTTTTTCATCGATGGATACAGCTTCATGGTCTGCAGCTCTACCAGCTGTTCCTCTAATCTTTCCCGCCTATGTACATGTGCACGATAGCTTCGCAGATATCTTTTTTTAATAATCTTTTCTTCATCGTTTCTTTCCATCGGACTCTCCTTCTTTCTTCGTTCTCTTTCTTATCGCATAAGGCATTTGATGAAACTCCTCACTCGCCTTTGCATCCGGTTTCTTGCTCGCCAGCATATCACAGTTGCTTCTGCCTATTCTTCTTTCTATCTTGCTTGTCCTCATGTCATTTTCCTTTCTTCGGTGGTTTCTCTACTGGTGGTCTTGTCCGGGTCGCACTCTCGTTCATTATCTTTCGTATATCCATTTTCATATAATTTTCAATTTTATCTACACAGCTCCTGCAGTACACATCCTCCGGACTATTCGCTTGTGTTAAAGTCTTCGACAGGTTATAGCAGAATTGCTCTGTAGTCGCTCCTGCTCTGTCACATTCAGCATTTATATTTATCTTGTAATACGTTGCTCCCGTCGGCATCCCACACCGTTTGCATGTTCTTTGTTTCGTCATATCTTCCTCTTTTTCTTCCGGCTCTTTCTTGTCATCCGTAATCTCACGCAGCTGTTCATCCGCACGTGCTGCCATTACACATGCGCTCCAAACTGTAACCAGCACACAAATTATTACGACAACAATAAATATTACTGTCTTATCCATTCATTTTCCTTTCAAGCAGATCCATGTACATACTCTTGTACACATCCCTCTCAGCTATCGCTCTGATATACTCTTTATCATTCCCATATCCTTTCTCACGCTCCAGTTCATTGTATCTTTCTGTCTCTTCTCTGAACTTTGCAAGAATTCTATCGGATGTTTCTTTTTCCTTTGCCAGTTGCTCCTCCAGCTGTTTAATCCTCTCCTGATCAGCAGTATTATTATTCTCCGTAATGCCAAGTGTCAGCATAATAGCTTCATCAACTTTCTGAATTTCTTCCTCTGTGCATGATCTAATATATTCTCCGATTCTATCTGTATCCACCTTGAATATACGTTCACACAGTGCTATAGATGGTACTCGACACATCACCTCAACATGTGTCAGAAGTTGTTCATTCTCTTTTGTTGTCATTAATACTGCCTGCACAAATTCCGGATCTTGTTCAAGCCATGTGTCCGGTGATACTATAATCGCCGGTGTTTCTCCGGCTCTTCCATCATTCGCTATGTAAAAAATGTCTCCATGATATGTATTCATTACTGTTGCCCCCCCACATTCATAATTGCTTTATATGCTGTCGGATCACTATAACCAGATCCGTTTTTCTTCAGTTCGTTTTTGCCTGTTATCTGTCCTACCATAATGCTTTCCTCTTTCTTCCTTTCACATATACTGTGCATTCTGCTGCCGGCATACCTCTGCTATGCCCTTCGATCTCTATATAATTACATCTCCCTAAGCCAAGTCTGCTACCCCTATAGATACAACTCTTACACAGATGTCTATCTATATTTGTCCGCTTTTCCGGATTCTCAACTTTTTTTTGTCACGGTTGCTCCTTTCCCCTCCGGCCGGTGCCGGAGGAAATCTATGTTGACTGGTTTCTGTTGTGACACAATACCAGTTGTGCAAGCTTATTTTTTCTTATATTTTCTCTGCCAGCCAATCCAGCAGTCTGATTATCATCTTATACAGCCACGTCTTTCTCAGTTCTGTTTTAAGTTCATTACAAGCTTTTTCGAATTCACGCTGATCATCCTCGCGCTTTTCACATTTTTCATATTCGCAAAATTCTTTTCTTCGTTTTTCTATACGCCATTTGCAAGCAGGACACTTTTCTTTATACGATTCTCCTCTAGTTTCTTTACATGGCATATTTGCAATTCTGCACCATAACATTTTGTTTTACCTCCCGATTCTCACTTCATCTCTATTACTCTTGGTACGTTTATTCCATGATTTCGCAGTTTTTCTGACAGTTCCCGCAGTTCTTTAACATAGCATTTAGCATAGTATTCTGTATTTTTCATTCCTGCAGGTACATCTGGATACATCCATCTTTGATGCGGGTAAATTATTATATCGTCTTCGGATTTCATAAGCGTCTTAACTTGATGTGCTAATGTCCTCCCCGTGTTTCTGCCTTCTATCGGATATCCCAATCCTCTTGACAATATATATTCTTTTTGCCATTTCTCGAATTTAATTCCTAATGCGCTTTCGATCTCTTTCAATCTTACGATTCCTTCTGTTTTTCTTCTTTGTAGCATTTTATCCACCGAATACATCGTCATGTGCTCTGCTTCACCTTCATCACCTTCATTTATTCGGAATGCAGAAATTTCTTGAGTTTTCACGTCTTCAATTTTTATTAATATCCCACCTAATGTCCCTCTTGTATCTTCCACACATACTTTGAATTCAGAACTCTTATCACCCACCATTTGCTCTATTGCTCTTTTAGCTTTTTCATATATTCCCATTATTCTTCTCCCTCCTAAAATTCCCTATTTCCATAGTACAGGGCACATTCCTTACATTCATCTATTGGTTCTCCTTCGCCGTTTCCTTCCCGCAAACCAGCACATCTATCCTCTTCGTATCCTGGATGTTCGTATTGGTGCGTCATGTAACAGTTATCAATTCCCTGTTTTACTGTTATGTTCATCTTCTGACATCACTCCATCTTCATTTTTTCTAAAAATCAAATACAACTTTCGGTGCTTTTATAAAATTCACGCCGCATTCCTCTATGTTTTTCTGTTCTATCTTTCTGATCAGCTTCGTTATCTCATCGTCCGTATCTTTGCAGTATGCATATCCATCTGGTGCATAGATACCTTTCATCTTTCCATTTATGTAATCCAAGACTGTTTGACAGCACATATGGTTCTCTCTTCCTGCTTCTCTTGCCGATTTATAGAATGCTACGATTTCACCATCCTGGTTTATTTTTGCTACTTTGAATGCTCTTCCGGTCAGCTGGCTTGTTTTTTTTGACAATTCACTTCTGGTCGTTACTCCAATGTTGCTTAACACATCATCAGTTTTTATTCCATTCTTGTGATAAGTCACATATCCTTCCGGAAGTTCTCCGATGAATGTAATCCGCATCAGACTCATAACTACCCATTCTTTTCCGCATAGCTTAATGAACCGTTTTCCTTTTCTACTTTTCTTTACATACGGATGTAGTTGTTTATAGCACCCGTATTTCAATCTCTTTCGGACGTTTCCCCAATAATTGATCTGGTACAATCCGTCATAACCTGGAATGTCGTACCAACCTTTCGGATCTACATTTTTTATCCTCATAAGTATCACGCATTCTTCTGCAGATTTTTCAAGAACTCTACTAAATAGGTCTCACTGTCTGTAGCGTTCATGTACTGCTTATCGTATGGCTTTCCATCACCATACGTTTTTTTATTTTTTTCTAGTAGGTGGAAATAATGCTCATCCTCTTTCTCTCTACCATTCCAAGCATTTATACGATCCAGATACTCCGCAACTACAAGCCTGCTGCCATCAGCGAAATCGTATTTGTAGTAGTTCACATCAATATTCCGATCTGTGTACCATAATCCCCAGTCTTTATAGTTCCTTAACCACTCTTTTCGCTGATCATTGTTCTTAAACTTTGGAATTTCCGGCTGCTCCGGTTCTTCTGGTGGATTCATCACCGTATCCAGATCGTGAATATATCCGGCCAGTGCTGCAATTAATACTTTATATGTCCGTATCCTGATGTCATTAGAGCCAAATCCCTCTTTGGCCATCTCTAAGTATCTTCTGTATTTTTCGTTTTCTTCTTTGGCAATATCAAGATCTGTTTTCTCAGATATTTCTTCTACCTGCACGGGATCTGATGGCATATTCTCTTCGTTTTCATCTTGTTTTACATCGCACACATCATCAAGCCATCCACACCTGCTATTGCAATCCTGACTACATTCTGCACAACAATTACAATCCACCGAACAATACGCAGCTGCTCCACATATCCCGTTTTTACTTTTTCCAGTAATGCACCTTGCTGGATAGTCCTGTTCTATTTCCTTTTCTTCTTCTCTTTTTTCTTCCAGATCAGATACTGCATAGGTGTCAAGTGTTTCAACCTCTTCGATTGCTTCATTTTCTTCCCGTTCTTCATTTTTTAACTCTTCCGTTCTCTCTTCAGATTCTTCTGCAGTAACTATATCCCACATTTTCCTGATGGCGCCTGCCAAATAGAACCATTCGAAGTTTCCTTTGTGTTCTTTTCCTCTATACAGTTGGATATATGTACTGTACAGACTTATATGTGCTATTTCCTCATCTGGTGCTTCAAAAACCCAAATCCTTACTATTTTTTCTGGCTGGAGCTTTTGCTTTATCAATTCAGTGCTTATTATTTCATTTTCCGGCAACTGCTCCATGTTTTCTTTGAACCATTCTTTATGTTTCTTTATTATTTCTCTTGCAGCCAATTTCAAGCATTCTCTATCTTCTTCTGTTGGAATACGCAGCATTACCACATTTTCATTCTGATCAGCGTTTTTTTCCGGTGTCAGATTCTGACACGCACCGTCATTTATATCTTCGATGCTCAGCTGACCATCAATTTGTTCTTCTTCTTTTTTCTGCTCGTCGGCATATTCTTTCACATCTTTGTATGTCAATCCTTTTTTCCGGTGGTGCTCCAGCATATCCTCCTGGATATCCTCGGACATCTTGCTAATCTCATACGCGGCCGAGAATGTTAATCGTCCCTCTTTTAATTCTTCTGTGAATTCCGGAATCAGTTTCTTGTTAATTGACTCAATCTGTCCGATCTTGGTAGATGATACCTGCATCATATTGGCTATGACATCCCGCAGGCGTCCGCTGTCCAGTTTGTAACCGTGCAGTGTCAGTCCATTCTCTTTCATGTACTTCAGTGTCTCTTCCAGCGTCTTCTGTTCTTCCAGGATGTCCGCTACCGTTTTATTCCGGTACGTATTTGCTATGATTAACTGGATCATCTCTTCATGCTCTTCTGCAGGTGTCTTGATCTGGCAGGATGCTATAGAGAATTCTTCATAACCTTTTTCTACCAGGAGTGTCAACGCTCTCCATCTTCGTTCTCCGGCTATAATGCGGTATTCGCCACGATCGCAAGGATCGTGGACTACCGTCAAGTTCTCCATTAAGCCTACGGCAAGGATATCCTGTGCCAACTGCTCGATGTCCTGGATAGAATAGAAATTCTTGTCATTGCTGTACATCTGCTTAATTGCAATATCCTTTGTCCGGAATCTTGCTTTTGTTTTATTGTCTTCTGCTGCCGCCTTCGTCTTATTGTTCAATGCGTCCATTACGTTCCATCCAGTAGCCATCTATCTATTCCTCCTTACTCTTTTCCAGGATGCTCCCTTGTTCTTCTTCCGGTTTTCCGATAGACTTCTGGTGGTTATTACTACCGGATCGTTACTCTCTTTCAGTTGTTTCCGCATTGCCCCAAACCGGCTGTTCATCCGTCTAATGCTGTCGTTCATTGTTTTCCTAAAGCATCGTGTTGCAATCGTAACTCTTTCACGCTCTTCCTGCGTCAGGATGTCTTCTATCGGCTTATTAATTCTACATATTGTTTCCAGTACACTTTCGGGCAATCTCAGTCCTGTCTCTATCGGTTTCATTGGATTAAAAACTGGCATATTCATCTTCTTGTCCAGAAAGGTGTGTGTGTTCATTTTGCCCGGATCTCTTAAAAGTACCGCCGGGATTCTTCCTTCCGGTGGGTTACACCCGTGAATCTTCTTGTATAATTTCTTCGCCTGTCTCTTATTCATCCTGTTCGCCCTCCAGATTTCTTAAGAGTTCATACGCGACTGCTCTGTAATCCT